CAGGTCGTGAGTGTAAAGATGAATGTGATACTCACGACATCAAACTTCTGTGAGACGATCAATGGTGAGCATAAGGACATGAACATGTCCTATATAATAAAAAAGAATCAAATAAGTCAAAAGTGCCCGTTATGTAAACGAAACAAGTCTAGAGTCCATATATTAACCCCGGATGTGTTAAAAGTACTTAAACAATAATACGCTCTATATACAAATGGTCAATTATACTATTAGACGCTCTGGAAGAACGATAAAGAAGCCAGTTCTTTATCAACCCATTGAAGCAGTTCTTGATGATGATTATGCAGCGGATGAATATGATTCCGACAGTGACTCAGAAACAGACATTGACACAGACGATGAATGTGTCTCAGATGACGATGAAGATGAGGATGAGGATGCTGATGATAATGGTAACCTCAAAGATTTTATCGTAGATGATGAAAGTGAAAGTGAGGAAGAAGATGCTTAAAAAAAACAAGAGTTATATTAGAAAATGGAAACAGATATCGGAAATCCCATTGAATATAACCCGAGTATCGAAGAACAGGAGAAGAATGAAGATAATAAACAACAAGAAGAACAATATTATTTTCACCCGTCTGAGATGACATATGCACCACCACCACCACCACAACCTACGGAAAGTGTGGACATATTTAAAAGTATCGATAAAACGACATGTATTATCGCATTCGCTGTATTTCTACTTGGTTTTTTCATGGGGAAAACCATGCAACCAGTGATCCTCAGGTACAGTTGAGTACGCTACAAATGTACCCACATCACCATAAATTGGTTTATTTTTTCCAGTTTGATCCTTCTTTATCAGTTGAGTAGGGTACCTGGGCATGATAAACGCATCATCCGTATCTTCCACAAACCCATCTGTTGTTGAAACTTTCAACTTTTTTACTTTTTTAACAACTCTTTTGTTTTTTGAATTCCAGTTCGGTTCAAAAAACAAAATAAAAAATGCACTAACCAAAATGGTAGTGATTAATATACTGAACATTATGTTTTATTATATATGAATATTATTTACGCCGAGGTCACCTCAGGTTCATCACCCTCCTTCACGTCTTCGAGCTTACCGTTAGTTGAAGCATCTTCCTCCTCACGCTTTTTCTTCCGCTCTTCAATTTCAGTCGCGACGACGGCGTTAGCCTCCTTCACAAGGTCTTCCATTGGAGTATCCGGCTTTTCCTTCTTAAGACGCTCCAAAATCTCGGAGGGGTGAGAAATGGGTGTTTCATCCGGTTTGGTGTAAAATTGGGAGTTGTCATCACCAGGGGCATAAGCTATCTTATCCTTCATCATACCCTGCTTACGCTCACTGAACATACGAGCAGCCTGCGCCTGGTTATCCTTATATCCAGACATAATCTCTTCGAGTTTCTCGTTGTTGTAGTGTACATCGTCAATCTTGGTAGAATCAGGTGGGATGAGAAGCCACTTGTACATATCTACGACATAAATGTCGAAGGTTGAATCTTCCTTCTGAAGACGCTTCGCATGGTTGGCCGCCTCATCGCGTGTAGAGAAAGCCCCACGGATCTTGATACCATGTTTATCATTCTTTTGGGGGGAATCGGGTCCAACAATAGAGAGGCACGCGAAGACCTGACCGGGTACGGTAGTGTAATCAGTTTCCAGAGACATTATATTTATGTAGGGAGTTAAAACTTTAAGCTATGAAACCTAAGTTATTTAAAAGAGTGAAGAATATAAGGATTATGGAAGAGATTCGGAAGAACCACAATGATGCGAAGAGGGAACTCATACAACGTGTCACAACTAACAGTCAACATATATTAGACGTTGGATGTGGTTTTGGTGGAGATCTTCAAAAATGGCACAAGTGTGGTGCTAATATAAACATGTGCGATCCAGAGCCAGAAGCACTGGTCGAAGCGCGTTCTCGAGCCAAAAATATGCACATGCGCGTCAATTTTTATGAAGGTGACATTCATGCGTGTCCTAAAAGAAAGTTTGATGTAGTGTGCTACAATTTTTCATTACATTACATCTTCGCGACGAAGGAACTCTTTTTTAGTTCTATACATGAAATTAAGAAAAGGGTTAAACCTGGTGGGCGTCTCATAGGTATTATTCCAGATTCTGAGAAACTATTATTTAAGACACCATACCTGGATGATGTTGGGAACTTTTTTAAACTCAAACAGCATGGAGATGGTGGATTTGGTGAAAAATTGTTTGTAAATCTCACGGACACACCATTTTATGCAGATGGCCCACGGTCAGAACCAGTAGCATACAAGGATCTTTTGGTCACACATTTAGAAGAGTTGGGGTTTAGATTACAATTGTGGGAGGGACTCGAGGGAAATTCAATCTCAGAATTGTATAGTAAATTTATATTTGTATATAATAGATGATATTATTTCTTATTTTAATTTTTGTTAATGCATATATATTACACACTACAGTAGAACCTAGAGAATTTATAGAAGTGAAGGAAAAATACAAGACTCTTAGAGATCATTTACGCGAAACAAATAATGAGAAATTCCGGGTTCTCATCAGACCTATACCTATCACAGGTCTTATGATCATGAAAGACACAGTGGGTTTCAATGTTAATAAAGGTTCTGAGATTACCATATGCTTGGATGGTGGTGTAAATGAGATCTTTCACGTACTCATACACGAACTCGCACATTGCACAGTTGAAGAGTATTCCCACTCAGAGCAATTCTGGTCAAATTACAATGAACTCCTCGAAATTTGTGTACAATTGGGCATTTACCAGAAAATCATAGAGAAGACTGAGTTTTGTGGTCAGCATGTACAGGATAAATAATATTCTATTATATTAAATGAAAACACCGCTTAATGTTCTAATCACATCGATTGTATACTGGTTGATTGTATTCGCTATAACACGAGTCCCAGCATACTCTAAAAACTATTATGTCAATCTTCTATTCTTGACTATTGTCATTCCAAACACTATCCGAATGATAATGAGTTCCCAGCGATTTCCCCAACTTCATGTTGATAGAGGTTTCTTCCTAACGTCTACTGTGATTGCATTCATTCTCACCTATATAATAAGCAATCTATGGAAACCAACTGAAGAGGCTCTCAAAGACCCCAAGGTTAATAACACAAAAAAGCTTCAGTTAAGTACCTTACTAATGCTGACATTTGGTGCCGGTGCGTTAATAACGTACTATACTGGTGTAGATAACTCAATTTTTAGTAATATGGGTTGGCAAACTGGGGCACCAATTGCCACTGTTTAAGGCTTTACGACATAATCCTTGACGATGTAAAAAGCAATAGCCGCAACTACACCTGTAGATGCTAAACCAATAACACTTCTACCCCCCTGTTCGTTAAGGAACGTGGGGATAGAGGTCGCGAGCTTATCTTGGATGGGCTTGCTGACAGAAATGGCTGCGCACACACCGGCGAGAAGGGCAATTACATGGTCATCAGTGAGGTTAAGTGGATATTTGTTGGCGGGTTTTTGATCTTGAACCTGGGTGGGTGCGGCATACATTCCCTGGGGTTGTGCGGCGGCCATCTGAACACCTTGCATTTTAGGCTCATCACCCATCATAGGTGGTTCCATCATAATATCATTAATGGGAGTAGAATCCATAGTCTCTTTATCTTGACTCACATTTTTTTCATGCGCAAAAGACGTTGTTGGGTTATCACGTAGAGGGACCATTCCACCTCCATCGTCTGACAAATTGAGAGTATTAACCTGTCCCGAAGACATTTTAATATAATGTTATGTTTTTCAGGAAAGTATAAGACGCAATCATTTTCGCTTCGTCACCGTTATCGCTGTCTTTTTATTAGCCTTTTTAGCGTCCTGTTCTTTCTGGTCAGCGTGCTTTGAATTGTACATTTTCTTATGCATTCCCCACAATTGAGAACTCCCAACTTTGAAATTTTTCCTGACAGTTGCTTTGTACCAAAACACACAATCCTGTATCTTGTTTGATTTAACAGTATTATCTAACACGAGACACTCGTAATTTTCTGTACACGCATCCATAACCTTGCAGAACATATCGAAAGAAGGGAAGATACCAAAAAAGGATTTGTAAAGTTTCTCTCTATTTTGTATGATGTTCTCCCTGAGAATGAACACATAATCGACATTGGCTCGTAGTGCTGGGGGCAAATCCATCACATATTGCATGGTCAACATAAAAAACAGTTTCCAGTGCCGGCCGTTCATGAAGCATTGACGAATTACTGTATCCTTTAAGAATTTACTGTCGTACATGCAGTCATCAAGAAGCATAAAGGCTCCACAATTCTGTTTTCCTGCACCCACCAACTTCCTCTGTCGTGCCATTACACGTTCGATCGCATCTTTATCATAGTCACCATAAATGAAGAGATCAGGAATGAACTCG